AGACTGCATACGAGACGCAACTCGCAGACGGATTAAAGCTCGTCGACGAGGCCAAAAAACAGGCCGAGGAATTCCAGAAAACCGCAGACGAGGCCACAGGCAAGGTTGCAGGTCTGGAGACATACAAGACCGCCTACGTGATGCTGGTAACCGAGGCAGGCGTGAAGGTCGAGGCTGTGGTCGAGGATTACGACGCCAAGTCGGTCGAAGAGCTCGGTGCTCTGATGACGGCACATCAGGATACTCTCAATAAGCTGGTGCCAGGCCAGCATAGTCTCGGCGAAAAGGCTGAGACTGGTAGCGTGGCCGATACAGGTCTTCCTGATTCGTGCTTCAAAATCTAACGTAATAAAAATATATCAAGACTGGAGGATTTAAAATGAACATTTCGCACAGAGGTATCGGAACTGACAGGGGTCTTCCGTTTTCCCTGCCCAGCAATCTTAAAATGGCAGTGGGGCAGCAAGCTGCCTTTCCACACTACCAAAAATTTGCAAAGCGTACCAACGTACAGGGTCAGTGCGATCTTGCTGGCGCTGGAGATGTTGCTATTGGCGTTTTCGTTGACTGCTCTGCCAAAGGCGACTCTGTTACCATCGAGACTGGCGGTTTCGAGTTCGTAAAGATGGCGTCTGTCACAGGTGTCGGCATTGGCGATCGCGTCACCCCTGGAGCCGACGGTTTGGCAGTCAAGATAGCTGGTTATGCGGCTACGCCTGCAACCATCGTGCCCACGCTCGCAGAGCTTATTGCGGGCGTATTTGAGGTGGATCAGATTGATGCGGCCAACCTCAGCGTTCTCATCGATCTCGATCGCAGGCTGTAAATAAAAACTATAAAAATTTACCTCAAAGGAGAAATAAGATGAACCTTCACGAACAGATCAAAAAGCTGCCCAAGTACGGAACTGCGGCTGAGGTCCCAATGGCCACCAAAGACCAGGGACTCGACCACTATAAGACAGCCTGTAGTCTTGGGCTCACCTTCTGGCAATACATGGAGATCATTCAACCAAGCAAACCTGGCGAGGGCCTCACTGCTTTCGAGCGTCAACTCCAACTCAACAACATCGTTCTTCACAGCGATGTCGACCGCGGCCTGTATCCTTCGACTGGCGAGTACTTCTTCCAGGCTGACCGTCCGGGTTCCGCCATCCTATTTCCGACGCTTCTTCAGAAGGTGGCTCTGTGGGCCAAGATGAAGCAGGTACCTGACATAAACAAGCTGGTAGCTACCACGCGTACTATCGCCGGCACGTCGTCTTACCAGTCGCTGTTCATCGACGACAGCGCCATCACTGGCAAGGGCTCCGAAGCCCACGGACGGCGTTTCCGTGTAGACCAGCGCGGTAACTTTCCCGAAGTCAAGATCGGGTGGTCTGAGTCGGCAAATGCTGTTACCAAACACGGCGTCAGGCTTGCATGGACCTACGAGTTCGTGCGTCGCGCCTCTATCGAAATCATGACTACCATTGTTGCCCGTATCATGATTCAAGATCAGGTGGAACTCTTCAATGAGGCCATCGGTGTTGCCATAAACGGCGACGGGACGGCTGCAAATCCGGCTGCTGCAGTATACAAGATCCGCAACTCTAACACGGCGGGCCCGCTCGACATCGTCAGCACCGCTGGCACGCCTCTCACAGCTGGACAGATCAGTTACGAGGTGTGGCTTAAGTGGATCGGTGGTTTCAGACCATACACTCCCAATGTCGTTGTCGGTAATCTCGGCACTCTGACCAAACTCATTCTCATGGCTAAGCCCAATGTCGATCCCATGCAGATTATTACCACCCTGCTCGAGCCAAAATCTCAAGGTACCGTGAAAATGGACCCCACCATGAATGCCCTGTTTCCCAACGTCGTGCTCTACATGGCCGACAACGCTCCAAACGATGTTCTGGTAGGCATCGACACTGCATTCGGCCTCGAACGCGTCATCGAACTCGGTTCCGACATCCAGGAGACCGAGAGGGTCATCCTCAATCAGACAGAGAACATGGTTCTGTCAATATCCGATGGTGTCTCCAAGCTCTTCAAGGACGCCATCCAGGTGCTCGACTTCAGCGCTGCCCCGCTGACCTAACCTAGGTCAACTGCACGACCAGATAAGTCCCCCGATCGATCCGGCCTCTCCACGGTCGGGGGACTTATTCGATCTTATATAGCCTGACGCATGCAACAAGGCAAATAGCCTAGACGGTGCGGATGCAAAGGATCGTACATGATAGACACGACAGCTAAGATGCGCATCGGTTTCATAAATGACATAGGATACGGAATATGTCCTAAGTGTAAGGACTGGCGACAGCTGACAAGTTTTTACTGGCTAGATGCACGATTGCCACGCAAGGAACGTCGTAGGTGCTGTTCCAGATGTAATGCAGCTCATGCTAGGGCATCAGACGTCTTCTTCTTCGTGAAGAAGTCCATATCTGCACACAAACTACTGACTGGAGAGTGCGACTACACGTTTGCTGATCTGCTAAGACTTCACCAGTGGCAGGGTTTTCAGTGTCCGTACTGCAACGGACCAATACATTACAAGTTCACGCTGGAACATGTCGTACCTAGGGAGCATGGTGGAAGGAATCTGCGGTTTAACATATTGCTGGTATGTCTCATCTGCAATTCCAGTAAGCAAGACTACGAGCTGACGTGGTGGCTGGAGAAGAAGGGCTACGCCGTCAAGCCAAAAATACTACACGCCATAAGGAGAGCTTACGATGAACACGGATACGAATTTGCAGGCACATGTCAACACTGCATCGGAAAAACTGTCAACCCTCGAGTCTGCACCAAAAGTCCCACTAGCCCATTCCGGGTCTGCCTCCGCACCGAAATTGCCGACAGCAGTATCAGCACCAGCTGCATCAGCACCAGCTGCATCAGCACCCAAGGAAGCAGTCGAGCCGCAGTACAAGTCTGAGGACTACGATGGTGCCAAGATAGTGCGTCTGCGCTTGCGCACGCCTGGCATCATCCAATACGATCAGCGGTACGATCTCAAGTTGGACACTGCTGCCAAAGAGGGCGTGCCGATGCCGTTGACTCCGTTCTTTGCTGGTCGACTGAATTCTACTGTGGAACTTGTCGTATAGCATTGTAAGGTGTTATGGATTTATCCACGGTTTACCTCATGCCTTAGGAGAAAGACATGTTTCCTACAAGACCGGAGTTTAAACCTATAGCCAGTCAGGCAATACGACAGGCTATATTTGGCACTTTCGAGTTCGAGGCAGCGCCAACGTCTGACAATCCAGAGAACATAGTCATGCGCGGCGATTGGGCTCGCAAGAATTTGGTAAGTGTCGAGTTGCCGCAGTTGTCTGGCATACCAGGTGCGCCGCACAGCGTTAAGATACAGTGTCATCTAATAGTTGCTGATCCCATTCGGTTCCTATTCGAGAACTTAGAACAGGAAAAAGTACTGGCTGACATACTTCACTGGGACGGATGCTTCTGTCCCAGGTTCCAACGAGGCAGTACCACGGCGCTGTCTAACCACAGTTGGGGTACCGCATTCGACGTGAACGCAGCATTTAATCCGTTCCGGCACGCGCCTGCAGCAGACGGAGTGCTTGGTTGCGTGTATCGGCTGGTGCCTATAGCTGCCCGTCATCGGTTCTACTGGGGCGGTTTCTTTGGCGAGCGTCCAGACGGAATGCACTTCGAATACGTAGGACCGTAGATTGCGATGACCGGACTTCGCACTGTCGTAGACCTGATCACATTTTATAGCTTGTGGTCGACGGAGCACAAAGATGTGGAGTTTGCTGTTGAAGGTAGTAAAGCTGAAGTCGAGCCTATTAAATCGGTTTCTGCCAAAACAGAAGTTAGAATGCCAAGTCTCAGAGACTGTTCCAGATGCGGTGAAAGATCCGACTATAAAAAGGAGTGACACCGTGGATCCGATGACCTTTACTATGATTTTAAGCTGGCTCAGACGTTACTGGTGGGTTCTGCTGATACTGGCAGCCGTGATCTACATTTTGGTTCTTCGTGCCAGTTGCAGTCATAAGGATGCGGAAATCAAGAAGCTGAACGCGACGATAATTCAAAAAGACGGCGAAATTGCCAGCTTTAAGCTGAGCATAAAGAACCAGAATGTCGCAGTAGAGCAATTAATGCACAAGGGCGAGGAGTTGACGCTTAAACGAGACGCAGCTGTGCAGCGCATCAACGAACTGACACCCAAGACACAGGAGAAATTACGTGCGATATATTCTAGCAAGACGGCTTCTGTTAAACAGCTTTTGCTTGATGCTGTTAATGACTAGCTGCGCCACGACTCCTATAGACCATCCAGTGGAAGTCAAGGTGCCAGTTGCCATAGAGTGCCCAGTACCGCCGACGCTTCCTCCAATAGACGATCCAGTCAGTCACTTCGATGCGAAGATCACTATAGAGCAGTCTGTACTCGATCTGCGCGCTTCGCGTGTACTGTGGCGGGATCGTGCGAAGCAGTTAGACATACTCCTGGACGTCTATAGGCAGAGGAAGCAACCTGATGGCTTATGAACTGTCATTTGACATGCCATTCGAATACGAAGACGCGCTACGAACGCTGATAGGCGTCGATAACGTAGACCTGAAAGACGAAGACATAAACTCTCCTGTCATTGCCGGAGCAGCAGAGTTGGAACTTTTAAAGCAGATGCCGACTGTGACAGTCTTTATGGCAGACGAAGGCATCACAGAGTTAAATAAGACTAGGGTAGGTCTGGCATTCGTAAACATGATGGCCTATATGGCTTATCCTGGACTTAGGGTCAAGGTTCTGCAGATGGAGACCGATGGCAAGAGCATAGGTGCGCGTTTCAAGGATGCCATGCAACGCGATCGTGCAGAATTTATGGCAGACGCATTAGGCTATCTGGTGCCGCTGCATATATACCTGGTGGGCGACGACGTAAAGCAGCTAGAGTTTGTCTCGCCTGCCACAGATGTAGTGATAGGTGTGTGACGTGCTAGATCGTGTGGTAACACGTTCGTGTAACAGGTTACAACTGGCGGATAAGACTGGCAAGTACTACGGTCTTAAACTGACCAACTTTGCCACGAGCAGCGAGCAGACCCTTAGAGCGGACAGACAAGCAGTCACTGATGCAGACACCGAGTTGAGACCAGGCATTGTGTTAAAGCTGGACGACGGTAGCAGCATAATATTGGCCCGACAAGAGCCTGACATCTACGCAGGAACTACGTTACGGTACACGTTCGACGTGATAGATCCAACTCATTATGTGGACGTAGTACGCACCACGCTGATAAAGAACGACCAAGGTGGACTGCTGGGAAAGTCTGACGCGATAGTGATTACTAAGATGCCTGGAAAGGTAGCCTTGCGTGAGAATGTCGGCAGCAAGCTGGTAGACACGTACAAGTCGCAATACGTGCTATTGATAAGCATAGACGAAGACGTAGTCGTAGGTGATCGCCTTATACTGTCTGGTGGACACATAGAAGTTGCAAAAGTCGACGTCGTGACACAGGCTGCAGACGGCATAAAGGAAGTGTGGTTTGACAAGGATCCGCGTTGGGAGTAATCTGTGAGCGATGACCGCGATAAGGACATCTCTATGCTGGCGTATGCTGCAGTACATGGCAACGATGACCAGAGAAATCGCATGTTAGTGAACGAGTTCAGCTTTCTGCGAGATGAGTCCATTCCGACAGTGGCAGGCATACAGGCCAAGTATGAGCAGAAGGCAGCAGGTCTGAATCAGCGTGTGCGCATCAAATTGAGGCTCAAGTTCAAATGATAGACCCTGTCTGCAGCATAGTCAACATACGTAACTCTATTGAATTGCACTTGTATACGGCTCTTGCAAAAGACAACGGCACTCTGCTTATAAATAAGGACGATTACGATTACAGATTCCCAGAATTAATGAAGGCTAAGAAAGGCTTTCTGTGGAATTTATCAGATATCAACCGAACTCATCATTGGGACGCACAGTTAAGTGTTGGTGCAACTACTATACAGGACTTTGGAAACAAGCAATTACTGAGCATGACTGATGAGGTAAAATTTGTTCTCGACAGCAGTCTGTACATACCGGTATTTGACTACAATACTAGGGACTTTGAAAATAGCATAAACACATTAGTGCTGACTGGGCCTATAAAGTGGCCGCCACTGTTCAAAGAACCTAATGATTTCAAGACCAGTCTGTTCATACTGACAGTGAAATATTTTCAACCCGGCTATTTATAGTTGGCAGTTAACAACAT